ATTCAAGAATTGCGTAATCGTAAGCCAATGATAATTCAATTGTTGCGGGTTCATTAGAATCGAAAGAAACATCACCAAAGTTTGCAGATACGATAAATGCACCTTTTAGTTTCCATTGTTCAATCTTATCACCAACAGGACCTAGCATATAGAAATCAATATCTTTTTTATAGAAATCTGCATATCCACGTCTACCAGTGATTGATTCGTGTCCTAAACGTACCCACTCCATTACCGCTTGTGCTCCAGATGGAACAATTGGGTCATATAGAGTAATGGTAATATCTTGCCACTCACCTTTACCTTGTAATTTTCTTTTGATATTGATGTGGTCTAACACAACCGGCTCAAATTGAATTGAAGGTCTAGCTGCCGCCTTTACCATATATGAAGGAATTCCATCGATTTCCATCACATATCTATTTTTCATCTTAGGTTCGAAGTTCGTATAGAACATCTTGTCAAACTCTAGTATTTCTGCCATTTTATTGTCCTTTTATTTTATATTAATAAATATCAGTTTGCTTCAAATTCATATTAAGCGTTAAAACTTGCCCCAGTTGGAAGAATGTTGAAATCAATTACGATGAATTCAGCTGTCTTCGCAGGTTGTAGGAATATTTGTCCTGCTAATATGTTTCTATCAATTACATCAGGTGTGTTATTTGATTCATCCATCACAACTCTGAATGCGTATAAACCTTGTCTTTGTTGGATTCCCTCTAAGTAAGGATTTACAGTATTCAAGAATCTTGCTCTAGTTGTAGAAGTATTTTGTTCGAACACTAAGTAACGAGATGTAGATGCGATGTACTTCTTAACAGTGATAAGTAATCTTCTTACGTTGATTCTATCTAATGCTGAAGCCTTATCTTGCAATGTCTTCTGTCCGAATGCTACAATACCTTGTCCAGGGAATGCTGCGATTGGGTTTACTTTGTTCTCATATAAAGTATCTCTTTCAGCGTGCGTTAATCTATTTAATACACTAACTGCTCCAGTGATACCACCTCTATTCAAACCAGCAGGTGCGAACCATTCAGCTGCTAATCTATCGTTAGAAGCGAATACAGCCGGTAATAATACTGATGGTGGAACTGATGTTATTTTGTTTGTATTAGTATCCACTGTCTTAACCCAAGGATAGTAAGTACCAACATAGTTTGAATCTACTGCGTTTGCTTGCTCAGTTGCTTCAGTTATTGTTGAATTTACTTCAGTAAAGTCAGCGATATAGAATGCATCTTGTCTATCTTCTACCATATCAATTACTTTTGTAGTAATAGATGGATGTAAAGAACGAATGATACCAGGAGTTACAACTAAGTTAATATCCCACTCATCAGGATTTCCAACAGCGTTAATTGCTTTATTATATGCAATAGAACCACTTGCTGTTGATTTAGAACAGTCAAATCCTTGCGTATTTGCTGCTGATATGTTACTTCCTAAGTTTGCTTTAGTTCCAGGGAATAAACCATCGAATCCATATTGGAATCCTAAAGTAAATTGTCTCTTAACCATATCAGATGCAGCCGAACCTGTCATCTTATAAGTTAATTGAGAATCAAATGCGAATAGTACGTTTGCACCAGCTGCTGCTCCAACAGGAATAGGTGATAAGTATTGTACGTTATCATCAGCTATACCAACAGATTCAAAATCAAATCCACTATAATAAATTGGAGATGATGATGAGTTATTTGCTGAACCAGTTTGATAAACAACTGCAGGTACATAAGAATCTTGTGTTGAGTTATTTGTTTGTATTGGATTGATATAAGCTCCATGTCCAAATGGTGCTGCTGAAATTGGGAATGAACCTGCTTCAGATACAACTACTCTTACATATTTTGATTTGTTTGAGTAATCACCATTTTCAGTAATCTTACCATCGTTATCGATAGTTAAATATCTATCACCAATTCTTCTAGCAATATAGTTTGGAGAAGAAGGGTCTAAGTTTACATTATTAAATGTTTCTACAACTACTTTTCTCTTATCAGTATCACTATAAGAACGAATTGTTACAGTAAATACAGAATAATCAGTTGCACCATCTTCACCAGCTGCTTTCACATTTGAAATACCAACTTTGAATTTAGTGTTATATGGAGTACCATGTCCTAAAGTTACAAATTTAAATAATTCGTATCTAACATTATTATCATCTTTTTGAGAAATAACCCAAGGTGTTTCAGCTGAAGAAATATCACCATACTTTTGAGTAGGTAATTGTAATTCACTAACTACCGCTAAAGCCGTATCAGTATTTGAACCGGTAAAGTTTAATGCTACGTTTTCAAAGTATCTATAAACATAAGCTGCTTTAGCACCAAATACAGATTCACCAAAAGTATCTGCTAAATCATTTGTTGCAGTGTTTATAATAGATGCAGATATACCAGTAGTAAATGCAGATGCAGAACTTAAAAGTCCTGATACAACGAAGTTACCACCACCTTCTAAACTACTTGAAATGTTAGTAGATGCGTTTGCAAATCCAACTCCTTTATTTCCGTTAGCTGTTGAGTAAAGAACTCCAACTATTTTAGTTCCAACTGATGCAACAGAACCACTAGCTACAATAGCCAAAGGAGCTACTTGGTGATAACCACCAATACCACCAACTCTTACGATGGTAGCGCTTCCTGCTTCTTGCAAATATCTTTGTACCGCATATTCGGTATAATAAGTTCCATCAGGTGTTCCGAAAATTTCTTCGAATTCTGATTGTGTTCTCACAATAGTTGGGATAAACGCTGGTCCTTGCTTAAAAGGTCCTATAAACGCTGCTCCAATTTCTCCTACTCCTTGTGCTAAGAATGATAGGTCATTTTCTCTTGTGAATACGCCAGGTGATACGATTCTTTCTGCCATTTTATTTCTCCAATTTGTATTTTA